GCTGAAGCATGACATGCCTGGCTATGCTTTGACTGTGGGAAGGGTCATCGCTCGCTGCGAAAAAGGGTATGGCTATTCATTAGCGAGGCGGTAGAATCCATAGAGGATGAGGCCGATCAGAGCGAGGCGCCACCAGGAGATGCGGAACTCGATCTTCTGAGTGGCCAGGAGGTAGATCAGGCCAATGAGGATGAGCGTGAGGAGGGCCGCGAATGGGCCGAGAACGCCCAGCCCAGTCCACAGCGAGACGGCCAGGATGATCGCGATAGCGGTCACGAGGACCGCCCTGACAATGCGATACACAGGTTCAGGTAGGAGAATCATGGCTGACCCTTTTTTGGCGCGCCATATTCCGGCGCTGATTCATTGAGCGCGGTGGCCTGCTCCGCGCAGGTCTGGACGTTTTCCGCGAGCGCGGCCAGGGAGCGGCGCACACCACGATGCTGCGCGTAACGAAGTGCCTCCTCTTCCGTCATCCCGATTTCCTTGGCCAGGCAATATCGGTAGAATCCTGACTTGGTCCAGCCGCGGCGCAGGGCTTCGGCCCACGCGCGCATCAACAAGGACTTCGGGGCCGTGAAGGCATCCACTCGTTCTGTCGAAGCTCTCCAAGTTTTGGTTCGCATGATTTATTTATACGGCATCCGCCTAAATGGTCAAGGAGAATTTTAGCGCGTCAATACTAGCAAAATTTCACCTCAAAAAATTTTCCGCTTACCGCTTGACATCGCCTGCCGCAGTTATACGATGACTGCCGATGCGGAAAACTCGACTTACGAAAGCTCGCAGGGGGCCGATGACAATGGCCACGTTTCGGATTCCCCAAGACCTGCTCGACCGGGCCTACGAGTTTTGCGAGCGCACCGACACCACATTCAGCCAACTCGCGCGGCGCGCCCTGCGCCACGAGTTGGGCCAAACCGAAAAACCAAACACCCCTGAAACCACCCATGAAGCTTGACCCTGCACTCCTCCGCCCCCATCCCGCAATCGCCTCCATGCCACGCTGGGACAAGACCAGCGAGGAATGGGCGGCTTTCGTGGAGGACATCCGCGCGCACGGCATTCGCCACCCCATCCAGGTGGCCGCTGGCGACGGCCTCGTGATTGACGGCTGGACGCGTGTCCTGGCGGCCCGCGACCTCCAGCTCCCCGAGATCGAGGCCGAAGAAGTCCAGCCCAACGAGGCCGCCCAGGTCATCCTCCGCGAAATGTGCCTGAGGCGGAATCTGACGAAGGGCCAGCGCGCCTACCTGGCCTGGCCGCTCGTCGGCCAGTGGATCGAAGAACGGGCGTACACCCGTATTGTTGAATTGCAGAAAGCGGTAGTTGGCAGCGGGTTGCAAAAAAGTGGTCACTCAGTGACCACTTTTTCTGACCCTAATCGGGCACGCGCTCTCCTCGCCCAGACTATCGGCGTATCCGAGGGCCTCCTCGAATACGCGCGCGAACTTCACGAGATCTTCTCGGGCGAGCGACGAAAAGTCAGCCTCGTCAAACTCACCCGCCCGGCCGCGGAAATCCGCGCCGAGTGGGAACCGAAGATACTCGATTGGGACAAGCCCATCGGCCTGGGGGCCGCGCTCGCCGGAATCGCAGGCCAGGAAGCCACAGAGGCGAAGCCTCGCGGCGTCAATCCGGCCACGCAGATCGAGCTCTTCGAGCGCGCGGTAGAGCAACTCCATACCACCTTCCAGGCCACGCGGTGGCAACGCACGCCGCAGCCTCTCCGCGAGCGCATCCTGGCCGACCTTCGCCGCCGCGCCGCCGCGTGGCCGCGCGACCTCCGCGAACAGATCGCGGACGCGCTGCTCCACGCCGATCAGGCCGAGCCGGAGCCGGCCGTAGCCGATAGCGAACCGCCGCCTGATCCAGCCGCGCCCGCCGCGCCGGCCGAAACCGATTTCGCTCCAAGCGAGCCATGAATTCCCGCCTCGAGCAGCCTGCCCAATCCGAGGCCGACGCGCCGGCGCCAGCGTCGGTACCCGGACCAATCGCGGGTTCGACCCGCTTCATCGCGGCGGCCCCTGCCGGCCGGGCCGCCGTGCCGATTTCGATTTCGCCAGATGCCGATCCGGGTTCATTTGGTTCCCCGGTAGCGACTCACGTCGCGGACGTTGTGTTGCCGGAAGAGATTTCCGGCAGGGTTAGAGTGCCATGCACTCGGGGTGAGCCGACGCCCTATTGTGGACCCCATGAATCAGAGTCCAGGCATCTGGCGGCTACTCTCAACGCTCGCGCCCCGGCGCCGCGCGAGCGCCATCTCCGCGCTGGAGCCATGCGCCTCGCCGCCGTCCTCCGCGCGCGCGAACTTCGCGCCGCAGGCCAGCCCCTTCCAAAGATCGCCTCAGCCCTCGGCATTCCTACGAGCACGCTCCACCGCTGGCTTCAACGCGCCGACCAAGCCGAGCACCTCGACGCCCAGGCGCTCGCCGACCGCACCTGGGCTAACGGCTCTCGCGCTCGCCTGCCGCGCCTCGCCGCCGACGAACTCGACGCCCTCCGCGCCATCTACCTCGCCACCAACCGCACCCGCGCCGACGGCTCAATCATCGAAGCCTGCCTGCAGGCCATCGAACAGGGACTGCTCCGACCCGAAATCTCCGACCTCATCCGTGCGCGCCTCGCCGCCGGCCGGCCGCCTCTCTCACCGCGTCAACTCGCTGAAATCCGCCTGCCAGCCCCGGTCCACCAAGCTGCCCGCGCGCCGCGCCGCGCCTGGCTCGAAAACGTCTCTGCTCCGGGCGCGCTCCAACTCGAAACCGACCCCGACACCGGCGAGGCTCACATTCCACCAGGCGCCCGCTGGACCATAGACGACGGCAGCATCAACATGCTCGTGGTTGTTCCAGGCCTCGAAATTCCTGGCGACGCATGCTGGGAAAAATGGGGCGTGGTCGTGGGCCGCTTCCAGCTTCTCCTTACGGTGGATCACCGCACCCGCTGCATCATCGGCCGCAGCTACACCGCGCGCCCGCGCGACAGCTACCGCGCCGAAGACATCACCTCCGCGCTTCACGCCTGCATCGCCGCGCACGGTGCGCCTCGAGAAATCGTGCTCGAACGCGGCATCAGCTCCGCACGCCAAATCAGCGACACCATGGCCGCGCTCGGCGTCCAAATCATCCGCGCCAGCTCACCGCACCAGAAAATCGTCGAGTCGGTCTTCAATTCACTCTGGACCGCTTTAAGCACTCTGCCCGGCCAAGTGGGCCGATTCCGCGGCGAAGATGAGGCGGGCAACCGACTCTGGACCGCCTATCGCGAAGGCCGCCGCGATCCGCGCGGTGAACTCATGGCGCTCCCCGATTTCCTGCGCGCGCTCGACGCCGCCATCGAACGCGTGAATCAACGCTGGGTTGACGGCCGCCAGGGCCGCTGGCAGCCGGCCGCTTGGTGGGCCAGACAATCGGCCACCCGCCGCATCCCAGCGCGCGACCTCTGGATGTTCGCGCCGCGCATCGCCCAGGTCACCGTCGAATGGACGCAGGTGCGCACCAGCCTCACTCTCATCCCCGGCCGCAGCGAGCAATTCACCTTTTCCGCGCCTTGGCTTGGCGACTGGCACGGCGCTAAAGTGAAGCTCTTTTTCGACCCGCTCGCGCCCGAGTGTTCCGCCACGGCCGTGCTCGCACAGGATTTTCAGGGCCACCGCGCGGGCACCGTGCTCGGCACGCTCGAACAGATTGACCGCCTCACGCGCTACACGCGCCGCGCCCTCGGCTACGGTCTCGATCCAGACATCGGCCGAGAAGCCGCCAGCCTGGCCGCGCGACAACTCGTCGCCGATGTGCGCGCCGTGCGCGCCGCCGCGCCGCTTTCGCAGTCCAACGGCGTAACCACGGGGGCAGCACCGGATCGCGGCCTGGCCGCCGCGCCGGCAGCGCTGGATCGCACCCAGGCTGGTGATCCAGCGCCGCGCTCCCGCCTCGATCCGGGCCACGAAGCTGGAGCCCACATGCCGACGCGCCGCGACATCGCGCCGCGCTACACTGACCCTCGCCTTGCAGAAGCTTTGGCCGAACTGGAATGACCCAGGAGGCCACAATGGAGAGCAACCATGACATGGAACACAGCACAGAGAGAGGAGGCCCAGGCGGTTATTAACCGCCTCGCGGCCTATCAGAAAACCGCAGGCCTGTCGGACGTCCGCCTCGTCCGACAATTCCCAGACCTCGGCAGCACACGCACCTGGCGTCAGCGCCTAATGGCCGGCGCCTGGGATCAGCTCAGGCCGGAGCGCATGCTCAAGCGCCTGCGCCGAATCGCCACCATTCTTGATGGCGGCCTACCCGAGGCCGAGTTCTTCCGCGACCTCCCGTTCACGCGCGAACTCATCGCGCGCGTATCCCTGCTCGAACGCCAGGCCAATGACCGCCGAATCCTCGTGGTCCTCGCGCCCACCGGCTGCGGTAAGTCCACCACCGCCCGCTGGTGCGTTGCTCAATCGCCAGGCGACCGCGCCTACTGTCAGATTCGCGATAGCTGGCGAAACAAGTTGATCCACATCGCCAACGGCATCGCGCGCGCTCTCGGCGCGGACACTGACCTGCCGAACGCCGCCACCGCCGAAGAGCGCCTCATCTCGATGCTCCGAGGCCAGGCCCGCACGGTATTCCTCGATCAGGCCCACGAGGGCGGGCCGGCGCTCATGCACCTGCTGCGCGTGCTGGTGGATGAGACGCCGTCGCGCTTCGTGTACCTGGGCTACGACACGGCCTACCGGCGCGTCATGGTAGCCACCACGGACGCCCTCATCGAAGCGCAGGCCTTTCGCGGCCGCTGTCTCAAGCCGATCTTCGACAACTACCGCTCCGGCACGCAGCCCCGCGACGTAAGCGCCTACCTGCGAGAAGCCGCCGAACTGGACGCCGCCGTCGCCTCCGGCCTCGCCGCGCGACTCACGCCAGTGCTGCAGCAGCACGGAAATCTCCGCCTGCTCGCGGACGCCATCGCCGCCGCCGAAGCCGCCGCGGAGAACGGAGAAATCGCGCCCGATGCCATCCTTGCCCACGCGATCGGCATGGCCGGGCTTGACCCCGCGAGCATCAAACCGCAGAACCAGAACCAGGAGGAAGAATGAACCCCACACTCGGCTCCATCATCGCCCTCGCCATCGGCGCGATCGGCGTCGCGCTCCTCATCTGGGGCCTCGCCCCGCTCTACCGACAAGACTGCTATCGCTGTCCTAGCTGCGGCCGATTTCATCGCCCAGGAGATTCGATTGACGCGCTCCATCCGGAGCGTCCCTGGGTCGTGGGCACACGCCTTTGCCCGCGTTGCCTTGGGCACCGCCCGCCCCGCAGCACCCCCAAACTCCAACCATACTCATGAAAGCCCGCATCAAAGCGCCGAAACCCACCGTCGAAGTTCCGACCTCACGCGAGCAGGCCGAAGCCGTACTGCTCCGCGTGGCCGAACTCAAATCCGCCGAAGCCGCGACCAAGGTGGCGATGGACGCCGAACTCTTACTGTTACGCGAGATGTACCAGGACGAACTGGCAGAAATCGCGGCGCAGATCGCCAGCGCCGTGCAGGCCCTCGAACTCTGGGCCGAGCGAAACCAATCGCTCTTTGGCCGCCTCCGCAGCCTAGTCATGCTCCACGGCCGTATCGGCTGGCGCACCAATCCTCCATCAATTAAGCCCCTGCGCGGCCTCACCTGGAATGACGTGCTCGAAACGCTCCGCCGCCTGGGCCGACGAGAGTTCATCCGCGTCAAGGAAGAGCCTGACCGCGAAGCCCTGCTCGCCGCGCGCGAGCACGAGGACCTCCGCGCGCTAGGCTGCCGCGTCGAGCAGGCCGAGGAGTTCTTTGTCGAGCCGGAAATAACGCCGGTCAAGCAGCGTGAAACCTCACCCTCTCAAGCCTCATGAAACCGCTCACCGCCGCGATCCTCGCCGCCGCGGCCATCCTCATCACCTGGATGTGCCGCGACAGCGCCATCGAAATCCGTGTCATCCACAGCTTTGACCTGCGCGGGATCGTCAAGAGTGTCGAGCCCGCGCCGGCCAACGCGGAAACCAAAACCCCGCCGCGCATCGCGCGGCACAACCCAATGGAAAGATGAACACCTACACGCTCAAACTCGCCAACCTGGCGCCCCAGGAAATGTGGGCGCTTGACGAAATCACCGGCCTGTTCGCCGACCCGGAACGTCGGGAGGACCTGCGCGCCTGGCTTGAAGGCCGGGCCGCCATTCAGTTGGACTGCGATACCGGCTGCCTGGTCGCCGTCCCGCCTCAACCCATCGCTCCGGCTACACGGCCAGGCGCTCGCCGCGCCCCACAGTTCCTCTCAAAAAACTGAACGTCAATCGGCACTCCAATGAACCTCGCCATCGAAATCGAAATCACACTCAACCGGGTGATCTCCTATCTCGGCTTTGACCCGCGCCCGCTGGTCGCGCGCGCCATCGAGCGCGGCTGGGTATCTCTGCCCGACCCCACGCCGCCCGATCCCTGGGCGCAGCGCGAGCCGCTCGGCGAAATCCCGGCCGATGACGATGCCCTCGTCATCGGCGCCAAACAGGCCGCCTCCTTGATCGGCGTGAGCGAAACCTGGCTCCGCGCACAGAACTGCCAGATTCATCTCGGCCCCCATCGCCTCGCCTGGCGCGCCGGCGACCTGCGCGCCATCCAGGCCCGCCGCGCCGGCTCAATTCCCAATTCTCACTCCTAACTTCTCGCCTCCATGCTCCTCCACCAGGCCCTGACTCTCGCCGAAATCATCGTGCAGGCCCTAGCCGAATTCTGCGAGCGCATCGAGATCGCCGGCTCCATTCGGCGCGGCCGCCCCACCGTCGGCGACATTGACCTGGTGATCCTGCCCAAGCCAGGACGCGAGCGCGACCTTCGCGCTCGCGTCCTGCGCCGCGCCCGGCCGATGGTCGAAGGCAACGCCACCCTCATCGCCGCCCTGCCACTCCCTCCCGGGAAATACCAGCACTCCGGCGATCATATCCAACTCGACCTCTGGTTCGCTCAGCCCGAACAGCGCGACCTCCTCAGCACCCGCCCCACGAATTGGGGCACCCTGCTCCTCGCGCGCACCGGCAGCCGCGAACACAACATCCGCCTCGCCGGCCGCGCCCAACAACTCGGCCTCCATTGGAATCCGCACCAGGGCGTCTTTCGCGGCGACACTCTCCTGGCCAGCGCCACCGAGCACGATGTTTTCAAGGCCCTCGACCTCCCATTCATCCCGCCCGCCTTCCGCGAGGCCGACTGTGACTGGGAGCAATTCCGCGAACTCGCCAAAGCCCCGCCGCCGCCGCAACCGCCCGCGCCCACGCCGGTCAGCATCGAAAAAGCCCGCGCCATCCTCGCCGCCGCGCGCGAACGCCTCAATGCCCTTTCACCTCCCAAAGCCTGATTTTTTCTCTCAGACCATTTCACGCTTCACCCTTCACGCTTCACTCTTACCCCAATGACCCGCCGCCAACTCCTCCGCCTCTACTGGCCCGCATGGAATCGCGCCGCGCGCGCGCAGGGCTGGCGGCTGGTCCGCGGACGCCTCGCCGCGCCCCCGCGCGCCCTCTGGGGCGGCCCCATCACCACCTCGCTACTCGCCGAAATCTGGCGCCTCGCCGAACTCCGCGCCCGCGCCTTCCATCGCGCGCCCACGCCAGACGACCTCAGACACGCCACTCACATCGCCGCGCTCGGCTACGACCGCTCCTCGCGTGAACTGCTCGACCTCGAACTCGACCGCGTGCTCGCTGCATTCCGACTCCTCGCCGACCCAGATGACCTCGAAGCCATGATCCAATGGCAGGACCGCAGCGCCGGTGAACGACGCCGTCGCGAATGGTGGCTTCGCCGCCGCGTCCATCCTCACTACCTCCGAGAAGTCATGAATGATGTGTATGGCCACGCTGATCTGTCGCGCCTCGATCATGAAGAAATCGGCCGGCTCTACGCGACTCTCCGGCATCGCCCTGGCGCGCGCCGAACGAGCCGCGCCGCCGCCCCCGTCCACCCCGTCCATCCAGTCCAGACATGAACTCTAACCCAACCCAAGCCCAGGCCATCCTCGCGCGCCTCCGCGCCGCGCGCGGCGACTGGGTTCCGATGCCCGAGCTCGCCGCGTGTTCGGGCGCTTACGCGGTGCATTCGCGCATCGCTGAACTAAGAAGGCTCGGGCACCACATCCCGCCGCCGCGGATCACCCGGCGCGGCCGAGTTGTCTGCACCGAGTACCGCCTGATCGAGCCGCCACCGCCGACCGAACCCGATGACCTGGACACAACGCAACCCACAAAAAATTGCGACCCTTTTCTAAGTCATTGGTAATCAGGCGAATTTTCTTGCACTTTTTTATTGCGCCCCGCTTGTGCGTCGTAATACAGTCATTCCATGAACAGCGGCCACTGTGCCGCACCCGAGCCAGGCCACCGGCAGCCCGGCCCGAGAAAACCAAACGGCCGGGGCGAGCCAGCGCCAGGCCTGGCCGAGCGGGAGCAGCCCGCGGAGAGAGATTAAACACATCAACCTCACCCCCCACCCCGTCCGTCTGAACGACGGGCGGGAATTCCCGCCCAGCGGGGTGGTGGCACGAGTCGCCGCCACATACACCCCGTTCGATGAGAACTGGGTGTGCCGGGCCGTTTTCGGTCCGGTACAGAACCTTCCCGACCCCCAGCCGGGGGTCATCTACATCGTCAGCGCCTTGGTCGCGCAGGCGGCCAAGAGGGCTGACGTCGTCAGCCCCGCCACCGGCCACCCGCTGGCCAGGCGGGACCAAAACGGTCAGATCATCTCCGTGCCCGGCTTCGTCCGGGCCACCTGACCATTCGAGCAACCAACACAGAAAGGCAATGGAGAGAATGAAAATTAAGGTCCTCGACGCCCATCGCCGACCCCGCTGGGTCGGCGAAGGGGACATCATCCCGGCCGGATGGCATTTCGCCTCCGGCGAGCGGCTCACGGAGCCTTACCGGGTCGTCCGGATTCTCGTTGAGCCGGACGAGGGACCGAGCCGAGAGCGGCTTGGATTCGAACCCGCTCGCCTCCAAGCGGAGCGGGCTCCGGTCGAGGCCGCCAATGCGGCCGGGCGGGAGGCTGCGGCGGAGTTGAACGCCCGCCTCCAAGCGGCGGGCATTTCGCCAGCCGCACTGGAGTTCACATGGCACATCCCCATCACCGTTGACGGGTCCCCCGTTGTGGGCCGGATGTTTGCCTCCGGCCTGGCCGTCGGCATCGGCGGCCGACAGGTCGAGCCGGGTGACGTGGAGTCGATCATCTCCAAGGCTCGGCCAATTCAGGCCGAGTTGGATGCCAAGCGCCGCCGAAAGGAGATCCTGGAGGCGGTGAAGGCCGCCGGTGAGGCCGCCGGATACCCGGCGGGGAAGATGGTGAAGCACCGTGGCGAGTGGGTCGGCCACGACGAGGCATTTGGCGGCCTCGGCGGCGGCGACTTCGCCGATTGGGAGGAGTGGGAGTGGGCCGCCTGGGCGAAGCGCGCAATCGCCCGCGCCGAAAAAGGCGAGGACGTGAGCGCCGCCTGCGCCGACGAAATCGCGCGCGCGCAGGCTGCCGATAAGGCAGCTTCCGAACTGGCCGCTGAAATCCGGCAGGCCGTTGAGCGCGGCCTACTGATGGTGGGCCGTTGGAGCGCTCAGGGCCGGATGGCCCTGATCTCCGGCCGCCGCCTGCTGGTGGAATGGTGGCCGAAAGTGCCGCCTGAGGCATGGGCTGAAGACCCGCGGTGGCAGGTGCCGCCTGAGGTGATAAAGGCGGCACCACGGATACGGCGTCGTATCCGTGCTGCAGAACGCCTGGCGCGCCTGCGCCAGGCCAGGGCGTAGGCCCGCCCTCTGAGGGCATGTGGCCCCAACCCGCGCCAGCCGACCGGCAGGCGGGCGCTGGGCACAACCAATCCGCCGGGGCGAGCCAGCGCCTGGCCTGGCCAAGCGGGAGCGGCCCGCACACCAATATGATCCAAAATCGAAAAGCAGCGGTGGAAATGCTTGAGAGTGCAGGTTATTCACCCGAGATTGACCCATGGGGTGATATCACCATAGAAATGGACGGAGGAAGAATCTGGGTGCATATCTGGGCTCGATCCGAATATCCACGCGGGCCGCGCCGCGTTCGCATCGCTAACGTTTGTGCTACTGGAAAGTGTCCGATCCATGAGCGGCGCCCGCGGCTCTGGCGGCTGCCAGGCGCTTGCTCCATGTCCTCCCCGGGCTTGAGGAGATTGAGGCCTTCCCAGCCCGCCCATTGGAGGGCGCTGCTATCTGGACAGCCGCCACCGGCTGGCGCCCGCTCCCAGTGCGCGGGCCAAAAGGCCGTCTCCCCTGACCTCCTCAGCACTGCGGCCGGACGAATCGGCCAAATCAGACCATGACCACCGCCACATCTCCAATTCCAGCCATTCCCTCGACGCACCGGGTCTACCGCCCGGTGCTCGTCCCCATCGAGCGGGCTATGGAGGCGCTGTACCTCCCATACGAGGCCGTAGTCGAGGCCGTTGAGGCCGGCGCGCTCCTGTGGGTCTGGGACATCGCCCAGACACGCTCCCGCAGGGAGCTAAGATTCTGGCTCGGGGAACTCCTGATGCCCCGCCACCACCGCGACATGGAGCTCCCCCAGGTGCTCCGGCTCCTCGATCCCGGTGACCCCGAATTCCCGCTCCACCCCCTGGCCGTCGCGGACATCCTCGCCATCCGAGTCACGACGGTATACCGATTCATCCGCACCGGAACCATCGAGGCCGTCTCTACTGACAGCGGCCTCCGCATCCCGCGCTACGCGCTCCATCGGTTCCTCACAGACCGATGGATCGGCGGCCGCGCATAGTCTGACCAGGTCAGTTGCACGCGCGCCGAGCGGCCAGTACGCTCGGCGCGCAATGTTTTCGGGGACCCTCCATCATCCCCACTCCGGGGCCGGGCGACGCCGCTCTCCCGTCGCGATTCCCCACCGGCCCCGGTCACCTTTCAACCTTTCATCCGATGAACTCTGAACAAGTCGCTGGCCTCATCCGCCATACCCTCACCACCGCCGGTGGCGCGGGCCTCGCCATCGCGGAAGACGATCTGACGCGCCTCGGCTCTGCCCTGGCCGTGATCATCGGCATCCTCTGGTCCTGGTGGGTCAAGCGCCCGCGCCCTGAATGATCATGCACCCGCTCCATCGCCTCTTCCTCGCGGCCTTCGCCGCCGCCGCGCTCTCCGCCTGCCGCGCCCCCGCGCCCGGGCAAGACGAACTCACCCTGCGCGCGCAGCAGACCCTTTCTTCCAGCTTCGCCATCGTGGACGCCTTCCTCGCCTGGGAATACGCCTCCCAGCCCGCGGACCCCGAAATCCACGCCGCCGCCGAAACACTCCGCCGCGACTTCCCATCCGCCCACCGCCTGGCCGCGCAGTTGCTCCGCGCCTGGCAGGCATCGCGCACGCCCGACAATCGCGACGCCCTCGACCGCGCGCTCAAGCTCCTGGCCGAGCTCGAAGACATGGCTCGCGAACAACTGAAGCACCAACTCTCGCCGCAATGAACCCCACCGTGCTGCTCGCCATCATCGAGGCCTTACGCCTCGCGGGCCGTCTCATCGCCGAGGCCCGCCGCACCGAGGTCTGGACCCCGGAACAAGAGGCCGCAATCCGCGCCGCCTGGGAGGAAGCCTTCAAGTCTCCGCACTGGCAGCCGCGCCCCGGCAACTCTCAGCACGCGCCCTGAGCCTCGATGTCCAACGCGCCCGCCATGCTGCTCGCCGACCTGGCCGACGTCCCGGCCGATCACCTCAAATGGTTCCTCGTCATCGTGCTGGCCCTCGCCACTCCGGCCGCCACGCTGCTCGGCCTCTGGCTCGGCCGCCGCGGCCGCGTCACGCTCGACCCCCAGCCGCTGGACGTGCGCGCGGCCCCGCAGCTCATCACCCGCGAGCTCTATGCCGAGACGCAGCGCGCCATCGAAGGCGACCTCGAAGACCTCAAAGCCCGCGTTACCGCGCTCGAAAATGGCCAGCGAGAAATTCTGGCAAAACTCGACGAACGCCTCGCCGAATTCCGCCTCGAAATGAGCGACAGCCTGAGGCGCGTCCATGAGCGCGTGGACAACATGCCGCTTGAGGTGGTGACTCTTTTGCGCAACACCGGCGCGATCAAATAACCATGACCCCCGAGCAGCGCGAACAACTCCGCCTCAGCATCCTTCGCGTGTTGGCCGCGAACGTCACGCCCTACGGCACGCCGCTCACCTTTCTCCGTTCTCTGCTCATCGCCGAAGGCCGGCCCTGGCTCACGCGCCAGGACGTCGAAGCGGAAATGCTGTACCTGCGCGACGCCGGCCTCGTGGCCTCCGTGGACAAGCCCGTAAGCCCCGAGAACACCGCCTGGCGCATCACCAAGCAAGGCCGCGACTTTCTCGCACTCCGCGGCCTCGACTAACATGCGCACGCGCAAACCACGCGCCGATGCCTGGCATGCCGGCCTGACGGCCGAGCAACAGCAGCGCGCTTGGGAGCTCTGCGCGAAGCTCGGCCTCCGCGAAGCCGCGCCGGTCATCGCCCGCGAATTCGGCCTGCCCCGACCGCCCAGCGACACCGCCCTCTCTCGCTGGTGGAGCGAATGGCCGCTGCGCCGCGCCTTCCTCGAATTCGGCTCCGTCGCCGAAGCCGCCAAGCGCGCCCTCCGAGAAACTCCCGATCTCGGCCTGAAAGCCGAACAGATCGAAGCCGTCGGCCAGGCCGTCTTCACCGCCGCCGCGGTCGCCTCGCAGAATCCCGAGATGTTCGCCGCATTGCGCAAACTCTCGCAGCGCGACCGCGAACTCGAGCTCGACCGCGAGCGCCTCGAATTGCTCAAGCGCCGCGCCGCCCAGGCCGAAGCCGCCGAAGCCGTGGCCCAAAATCCCGAGCTTACGCCCGAGCAGAAACAGCAGCGTTATCGCGAGATTTTCGGGCTCGCCTGACCATGCCTCCGCGCCGATCCAGTCGCGCTCCGAACCGGCCGCCCGCCTCGCCGCTCGATCTCCTCCTGCCCTATCAGCGCGACTGGTTCAATGACCGCGCCCGCTTCAAAATCGGCCTCTGGGCGCGCCAAACCGGCAAATCCTTCGTCACCGCCGCCGAAGCCGTCGCCGATTGCCTCGCACGAAAAACCACCTGGGTAACCCTCAGCGCCGGCGAGCGCCAGGCCCTCGAATGGATGGTGAAAGCCCGCGAATGGGCCGAAGCCTTCAAGGCCGCGGTCGAGCAGTATCAAGAACTCCGCGACCATGCCGAGGCCCTGCTGAAATCCGCCGAAATCCGCTGGCCCAACGGCTCGCGCCTGATCGCCATTCCAGCGAACCCCGACACCGCGCGCGGCTATTCGGCGAATCTCACCCTGGATGAGTTCGCATTCCACGAGCGGCCCGAAGCCATCTGGCGCGCGATCTATCCCTCCGTCACTAACCCGCTGCGCGGCGAGCTCCGCCTGCGCGTGGTTTCTACGCCGAACGGCCTGGGCAACACCTTCGCCACGCTCTGGCACGCTGAAAATCCGCTCTGGTCCAAGCATCGCGTGGACATCCATGACGCCGTCGCGCGCGGCCTGCCAGTGGACATCGAGGCCCTTCGCTCCGGCCTCGCCGATCCCGAGGGTTGGGCGCAGGAGTACGAATGCCAGTTTCTCGACGCTGCCTCCATCTTGCTGCCCTACGATCTCATCGCGAAGATCGAAAGCCCCGAAGCCACCGCCATCGCGCCGCCGGATTACTGGGCCAGCGCTGACCCCGCCCGCGCCCCGCGCTACATCGGCATTGACTTCGCGCGCCGCCGCGATCTGACTGTCTGCTGGACGCTCGAAAAAGTCGGCGACGTCCTCCACACCCGCGAAGTCCTCGAACTACGAGGACTCGACACCCCGGCCCAGGTCGAGATGCTCGCCCCGCGCATCGCCCGCGCGCACCGCGTCTGCCTCGACTACACCGGCCCCGGCGTGGGCCTCGGCGATTACCTGGCTCGCCAATTCGGCGCCTGGGACCCATCCAAACACACCTACGGCCGCGTCGAGTTGGTGACCTTCACCAACCCGGTGAAGGTCGAACTCTTCAGCAAGCTCCGCATGGCCTGCGAAAATCTACGCCTACGCATCCCGACCGCGCGCGAAATCCGCGAAGACCTGCACGCCGTGCAGCGCGTCGCGCTCGCCGGCGGCGGCGTCACCTACCGCGCCCCTCACACCGCCGATGGCCACGCCGACCGCGCCACCGCATTGGCCCTCGCTCTTCGCGCCGCCGCGGCCGGGGCCGGCGGGGCCATCACGGACCCTTCCTCGATCCTCACTGGCGCGCGCTACCTGCCGCGCCGCTATACCCCCGAATATCTCGCCCCAACCCCATGAGCACCTTGGTTCCTCTCTGGCGACAGCACGCGCCGCCCGGCATCTCGTTGGCCGCCGCGATGGCCCGCGCCCCGATTCTCGCCGCGCCCGCCAGCCTGCCGCGCCTCGACCCTTCGCTCTCCTCCATCCTCCGCCCCGAAGTCGCGCCGCACTGGCGCTCCGCGCGCGTCTCCACTTTCACGCCGCAATACGTCGAACAGACCCTCCTTCAGGGCCTCGCCGGCGACCTCCTCTCGCAATGGGAGCTGTTCGACTTGATGGAGGAAACCTGGCCCATGCTCGCCAAATGTCTCGCCGAGCTGCGCCGCCAGGTCGCCGCCATGAAATGGACGCTCCGGCCCTGGGCCGAAGAAGGCCAGTCGCCCGAACCGGAAGCCGAGCAGCGCGCGGCCCTGGTCAGCTACGCGATCTGGCGCATGCGCCCGCGTCCCGATTTGGATGAACTCGACTTCGGCGGCCTGCTCTTCGATCTGCTCGATGCATGGGGCAAGGGCATCTCCTTGATCGAGCTGCTCTGGGAAGAGCGCGAGCACCCCGATTACGGCCTGATCATCGTGCCCCGCGCGGGGCAATGGGTTCACCCTTCGAACTACGGCGTGGCCGAAGACGGCCGCATCGGCCTCAAGAACGCGGCGCGCGGCGCGGCTCCAACCCGCCTCGCCGAGCTGCCCCCATACAAATTCATCGTCGGCATCGCCCGACAGAAAACCTCGCACTACCTGGGCGCTGCTCTACTCCGGCCTCTCGCCTGGTGGTGGGCCGCGGCGAACTTCTCCGCCTCCTGGCTTCTGAACCACGCGCAGATTTTCGGCATACCCTTCCGCTTCGCCACCTATCCGACCGGCGCCAGCGACGCCCTCATCCGCCGCATCGGCGAGGCCCTGACCAATGCCGGCAGCGCCGGCTGGCTCGCCGTACCAGAAGGCACGACTCTGCAGCTTTTCGAGTCGAAGACGAGCGCCGGCAATTCTCCGCAGGACGGCATCCTCGATCGTGCCGACCGCGCCTGCGTCCTGCTCATCCTAGGGCAATCGCTAACCTCAGACACTCAGGGCGTCGGCTCTCAGGCCCTCGGCCGCGTCCACGAGCGCGTCCGCGAAGACATCCTCCGCGCCGCCGCCGACTGGGCCGCCGGCGTCCTCAATCGCCAGCTCATCCCCTGGATTTGCGAACTCAACTACGGCTCGGATGATCTCTGTCCCGAAATCCACGCCGAGCCCGCGCGCGAGCCCGACCGAGCCGCCGACGCCCAGCGTGTCGCCACGCTCCTCAGCGCCGGAATCCCGCTCCCGCGCGAATGGCTCTACGACCATCTCGACATCCCGCTACCCGGCCCCGAAGACGACGTGATCGCGAAGCCGGCCCCAACCCCATTCCCGGGCCTGGCCGCCGCCCGCGCCCTCACCGCCGCCCAAACGCCGCCAGGAGCTGCCGAACCAACCGTCCGCTATCCGCACACCTCCGCGCCGAAAAGCGCGCCCACAACCGAACTGCGCGACATCGCGGAGGGTGCTAGTGGCGCGCCGCGCCAAGCGCCGCCCCATCCCGCCGCCGCCCCTCTCGCCGCCGCCGGCGCCGCGCCCGATTCCGCCCCCACCCCGCCACCCCCGGAGATGCACATCTCTCCCGAGCGCCGCGCCGCCCTCGCCGCCGCCTACTCGGGCGCGATGCGCCCTTTTCTCGAAGCCATCCTCGCCAGCGACTCCCCCGCCGACGCCCTGCGGCGCGTCCGCGAACTCTACGCCGACTGGTCGCCGGAACGCCTGCAGGCCGAGCTTGACGCCGCCCTCCAAATCGCCGCCGCCGCGGGCGCCGCGGCTGCGAAGCCATCCTGACTCATGGCTGCCCAGGTCGAATTCTTCCAGCCCCACGAAGAGGCCGCGGCCATCCTCCGCTCGAAGCCCGCGGTCACCCGCGCCGTCTTCGACAAGCTCCTGCCCGAGCTGCGCGCGCGCGCGATCACCGTCACCGGCCTCGAAGGCCTGAATCAAATCGAGCGCATCCGCGCCGAGATCGAAGACTTCACGCGCGGCCAAACCACCGGGGGCGAACCGGTCACCTGGAATGAGGCCAAGCAGCGCATCGCCGACACCCTCGCCGCCGCCTTCGGCTCCGAAGAAGCCGCCGCCACGCGCGCCACTCTGCTTCTCCGCACGCACGCCTTCCAGGCCTACCAGGCCGCCAACTGGCGCGTCGCCCAGGAAGATGACGACACCACGCACCTGCAGTATCTCGCCACGGAAGACGACCGCGTCCGCGACTCTCACCTCGCGCTCAACGGCATCATCCTCCCGAAGGATGACCCGTTTTGGAATGACCACTTTCCGCCCTGGGATTGGGGCTGCCGCTGCCGCGTCCGCCCGATCAATCCAGACCTCCTCGAACTCGAACGCGCCCGCGACCTGAAGCGCAAACCCGAAGACCGCCTCGTCCTCGAAGGCCCCGCCCTCGAAAAACTCCGCCAGGGCCAAATCACGCGCGGCGAACTCCGCGACCGCAACGGGCGCGTCGTCTCAATGGGTACGCACGACGTCACCGCCCCCGCCGCCCGAGGCGAGCCCGGCGCCTACCAATGGCATCCCGACAATCTGCGCCTCGACGCGAAGACCCTCCGCGCGCGCTACTCTGAAGACGAGTGGAAACAATTCACCGCCTGGGCGCGCCGCACCAAGATCACCCCAGACCAGACCGTCCTCGACTGGATCGAAAACACCTGAGCCGCTCCATGCGCATCAACATCAACACCGCCCAGATCGCCCGCTTCCTGCGCCGCCTGGACGAACTCAATCAGAATCAGGAGCCCGTGCTTCGCTCCATCGGCACCACGTTGAAGTCCATCACCGAGGGCGCCTTCAACTCCGTCGGTGCCGACTTCCGCCCCAAGCCCTGGCCCCCCAAGCGCGACGGCTCCGCCTCGAATCTTCAAGCCTCCGGCACGCTAGCCAAATCCTTCACCCTCGACGTCTCATCGAACTCTGTCACCCTCGGCAACCCAACCATCTACGCCGCCATTCATCAATTCGGCGGCACCATCAAGCCGAAGGACAAGCCACTGCTGCGCTTCCAATCAGGCGGCCGCTGGTGGTCGGTCAAGCAGGTCACCATCCCCGCGCGCCCCTTCGTGCCGCTCGACGACTCCGGCCGGCTCACCAAAGACGCCGCCGACCTCATGCTCCGCGCGGGCATCCGCGCCCTGCAACGCCTCCTCTCCGAACCAGAGCCTGGCGCGTCGCCGCTCGCTTAACTCTGACCAGGTCACTTGCGCGCGCGAGCCGCGCTACTATCATCACCAACGCCATGCCGGAGAACGTCTCGACCCCGCCGCCCGCGCCGGCCGGCACCAACCCGCCCGACGCTGAGCGCCCGCCGCTCGACGCCCGCTTCGCCCTCCCTTTCGGCGCCGAGGCCGCGCCCGTCCCGGAATGGATCATGTGGATGCCCGCTGGCGAACACGCCATCACCGCTTCCCGCGCCGGGGTGCCGGTCTCTCTCCGCATCCGCGTTGACCCTTCCGGCGCTGCTGCCGTCGAAGCCGCGCGCCGTAACCTTTCAAGCGAGAGCCGCCAGCGACCCTTTTTCGACTTCGACCACGAGAACAAGGCCGCGAGCGGCTGGCCGCTCGAATTCGCCTGGCGCGACCAACCCGAGCCCGGCATCTGGGCGCGCGTCGAATGGAGCGCCGCCGGCCGAGAGGCCATCGCCGGCCGCACCTATCGCGCCTTCTCTCCCAAATTCTACGATGCCCCGGGCGATCCCGCGGGCATCGCCGGCGCGCCCCTGAACATGGGGGCCCTCACTAACGACCCGGCTTTCCGAAGCATCGCCCCCATTTGGGCGAAAAATCCTTCACCCGAAAAACAACAACCCTCCGTCACCCCCATGCCCGAACAAACACCCCCGAACAATACCCCCGCCCCGGCGCCCGTGGCCGCGGCCAACCAGCCCACCCCCGCGCCGGATCGCGAGGCCGAGATCGCCGCCCTGAAAGCTGAACTCGAAAAAACTCGCGCCGCCTTAGAGGCGAAGCGCAAATCCGAAGCCGAGGCCATCGTGGCCTCTCATGTCCGTCGCGGCGCCATCGCGCCGCAGGACAAAGACACTCAGGACCGCTGGGCCAAACTCATCCTGGCCGATCCCGAGAACGCCAAGCTCCTCGAATCTCTGCCCGTGCGTGACGCCGTCACGGCCGCACGCGGCGAGGCCATCACCGCCACGCCGCGCGCCTCAATCACGCGCGAAGCTATCGAGGCCGCCTTCACCGGCTACCAGGACGCCCTCCAAAAGGATCCCCTCGAAGCCGGCCACATCTACCTGAAAGAATTCAAGCCCCTGCTCGACAAGGGCGAGCGCATTCCTTTCGAGCGCTACCGCGCGAAAGACGGCGCGATCGCCGCGGCCAACGTCCTCGGCACCCTCGCTTCGAGCCTCATCGCCCAGCGCACGCTCGATCTCATCGTAGCGCGCCGGCCCTACCTCCTGGGCGTCACCCTCGACCTCAGCGACGAGCAGGCTCGCCTCAACCAGACCATCATCACCCGCATCATCGGCGTTCCTACCGTGGCCAACTTCGGCTCCGCCGCCACGGACACCGCCGACACCGACGTCTCCGTCCAGCTCTCGAATCACAAGCAGGTCCTCTACGCCTTCACGGCGGCCGAGTACCTGGCCACCGCGCGCAACCTGGTCGAAGAGCACGCCGAAGCCCAGAGCGTCGCCCTCGGTAACTCCATCGTGGACGCCCTGGCCGCGCTCATCACCACCGCCTTCACCAGCGTCACCACCGGCGCGGCGAACCTCAAGAGCTACGATGACATCGCCACCGCCGCGAAGGCCCTCAACTCGAACGGCGCCCCGCCGTTCGGCCGCAATATGTGGGTCAACTCTGATTTCGCCGAGGCGCTCGGCAAGGATGAAATCCTGATCAGCACCCCGGGCCTCGCGAACAACGCCAGCGCCTACGCCCAATGGCGAAACGTGAAAGGGTTCGACGCGATCTGGGAATACCCCGCGCTGCCCAACAACGGCATCAACCTCATCGGCTTCGCCTTCCAACGCTCCGCGCTGGTCCTCGCCACGCGCATCGCCGACAATCCGGAGCGCCTCATCGGCGCGAACTACATCGGCAACCTCCAGGTCATCCGCGATCCCAATACCGGCCTCTCGCTCCTGAGCGATCGCTGGATTGACCCGAACACCCGCGCGCTCAACACGCGCCTCGACGTCATCTACGGCGTGGCCCGCGGCTCCACCGCCTGCGGTCACCGCTTCGTGAGCGCCTAATCCTCCATCCCCTGACTCGCCATGATGGGAGTACGCCGCACCGCCGCCGGGCTCAGGCTCGGCGGCCCAATTCCGGTTTCATTCAACGCCGCCACTGCGGCCGCCGCTGGCTCCACCCAGGCCACGGCCACGCCACTGACCGCCTCCGTCAACCACGTCACTGGCGCGGACGGCACGAAGGGCGTGCGCCTGCCAGCCATCGCCCAGCCCGGCCAGATAGTGGCCGTCTACAACGCCACCTCCGCGCAGGCATTGAAGGTCTATCCGCCAACCGGCGGAACGATCAACGGCGGTGCCGCAAACGCCGCCGTCACGCAAAGCGGGCTCACGCTCGCTCTTTTCATCGCCACCAGTTCCACGAACTGGGCCGCAATCGTCTCGTGAGCCTCCGGCCTCACCACGGCAACCCGCGGGTGGCGCAGCCCCGCCTCTGCGCCACCCGCTCACCCTTTTTCAAAAGGTGGTCACTCAGTTACCACTTTTTCGCCGAACTTAACCAACTCACGCGCGCACCCTTTTTCAAAAAGTGCGCACTCAGTGCGCACTTTTTCTGACCCCAAGTGAGAGTCACCGGCACCTTCAAGACCTCCGAAGGCGCGCCCTTCGCGGGCAAGGTCATCATCCGTCCGTTGCCCGACCCGCGCCTGATCGGCGGCCAGGTGATTCTCTCCGATCCAATCACGGTGGACGTGACGCTTACCGGCGGCCTCCTCGACATCGAACTCGCCGCCGGCAATTACCGCGTCACCACATCACCGCCCACTCGTCTCATCGAGATGACCGTGCCATCAGGCTCAGGCACGGTGGACATCTCACAGATCGGCACCGGCTTCGCCAACATCACCCCCGCCATCGTCGGCCTCCCGCCCGGCGGTGCCACGGACCAGGTCCTCGCGAAGAATTCCGCCACTGACTACGACGTTTCCTGGAAGACTCCCACCGGCGGCGGCGGCGGCATCCCGGAAGCGCCTCAGGATGGATTCGCCTACGCGCGCCGCAACGCCGGCTGGATCAATGCCGATACGCGCTACGTCCCGCCCGCTCGCCAGATCAGCGCCGGCACCGGCCTCACCGGCGGCGGCGATCTCTCCGCCGACCGTTCATTCGCCCTCACCGGACAGGCCGCGGCGCTGCACAATCTGGCCACGGACGGCTTGATCGCCCGCACTGGCCCCGGCACTGTCGCCGCCCGCACCATCACCGCCGGAGCTAACATTTCCGTGACGAACGGAGATGGCGTGGCCGGAAATCCTGTAGTGGCCGTCACCGGTCTCGCGGCCATCGCCAACAGCGGAAGCGCTAGCGATCTTACTTCGGGCACCGTCCCCGCCGCGCGCCTGAATCTCACTACTGACGGCAATATGCTGCGTCGCTCCGGCGGCGTGCTCCAAGAGCGTACGCCATCCCAAGTGCTCGCCGACATCGGCGCCGCCGCGGCCTCACACACGCATCCGCTTTCGCAACTTGAACAAAGCGGGGCAGCAACCGGACAGGTACCTCAATGGAATGGGAGCGCCTGGGTGCCTGCTATGCTTTCAGGCGGCGGAACACCTGCGAAGATTGACATTTACGACGTTGCTGGAAGTTACACCTGGACCAAGCCAACCGGAGCCAGGGTTGTCGAATTAATCATCGTCGCCGGTGGCAGCGGCGGCGGCTCGGGGCGACGCGGCGCACCAAATACTACGCGCGGTGGCGGCGCCGGTGGATGCCCGGGCTGCTGGGTTCATGTGACCTTACCTGCGGACCAATTCGGGGCCACGGTCCCGGTCACCGTTGGAGCTGGTGGCGCCGGCGGAGCCTCAGTGACCACCAATGATACTAACGGAAATTCAGGTATCCAAGGTGGGGATAGCGCTTTTGGTACGATAGTAGCTGATAATGTAGCCGGAGGTGCTGGTGGTGGGAGCACTTCGGGAGGAGGCGCTCAAAGCGGTGAGAACTGCGGTATTGTTATTGGACGCGGTGGAACTGCGGGCGGGACCGGGGCATCCATCCCTAACGCAGGCCTTTCCGGAATGGGACCAGGAGCAGGAGGCGGTGGCGCCGGAATTAGTAGCGGAAATGCTATTACCGCCGGCGGGCAAGGCTCTCAATGGAGGCTCGTCGGAACTGCCGACGGAGGTAACGGAGGAACAGCTGGCGGTGGTAATGGCGTTACCGGTGCTAACACATTCCTCTCCGGCGCTGGCGGCGGAGGCGGCGGCAGCGGGCTCGGCGTGCCTGGCGGCAATGGCGGCAACGGCGGTAAACCCGGCGGCGGCGGCGGTGGGGGTGCGGCTTCCGAAAATGGATTCCCGAGCGGCGCAGGCGGCAACGGCGGCGATGGCGCCGTTTACGTGATCACCTATTTCTGATTCTATGAACTGGGCCGTGCTGAATGAACAGAATCAGATCGTAACGATCGTCACGGCGCCGCGCGGCAAATTGCCGCCCGGCTGCCGGTTCGTGCGCGAGGATGAAATTCCGGCCGATGCCCGGCGCGCCCCGGAGCCGACGCCGGACCCGGAATCTCCCGAAGCCCAGAAGGCCCGGCTGGCAGCCCTCGAGGAAAAGATCAGCCAACTTGAAGCCCTCCTGGGCCGGCTCGGCGTCAAGCCATGATCACCCCTGACCAACTCCTCCTCACATCCGAGCGCCAGACCCAACTCACTCAGGCGCTCTCGAACGCCGGCATCGCGAACCCATTGCCCGTCCTCATCGCCGAGGCCGAAGCACGCCTCGACCTCGAACTCGCCGGCCTCACCATCCCGGAGGAACTCCGCGTCGCCCTTGTGCGCGCCTTCACGCTGCACTATGCCTACGCCCTGGTCGGCCCAGTGCCCAAGGACATTGCCCAACTCTATCAACAGGCCCGCGAACAACTCGCCGCCATCACCCGCCGCGCCGACCCCATCCTCTCCGACGATCCCCGCGCCGGACTCCGCGGCGGCGATTCTCCCATCGGCATCCGCGCATGATCACCGCCCTCCAATCCCGCCTCAAGGAATTGCTCGAAGCGCGCCCAGCCTTCGCTGGCGTGAAAATCTACACGGACGACCGTCCAGATTTCGTCAACACCGTCGCCCAGGCCATCGGCCGCCAGGACCTCGTGGTCGCGATTGGCTTCGCCTCGGGCGAATCGCCCGGATCTTCCGCGCAGCGCACAACCCGCCCGGTTCTCAATGAGCGCATCCGCGTCGCGATCATCCAGCATCGCCTTCATAACGCCCACAGCGCCGTCACGCTGCTCGAAGAAGCCATCCGCGCCATCCAGGATCAGCCCATTGACAGCGCCGCTCCGAACAGCCCGCAACGCTTTCGCATCCTCTCGCATCGCACGGACCTCGATGACGAGGGCACCCGCTCCTGCGAACTCACCGTGGCCGCTCAACTGCTCCTTGCCTAACCCAACCCACTCACTCCCATGCCAGCCCCCAAATTAATCCAAACTTACGCCTTCTTTGTCCGCGAAGGTGAAGGCGGAGCCGCGCGCGAGTCCAAACCTTCCTCGTGGAACAACTACTCGCTCGGCACCGTCACTGACCTGAACTGGACGAACGAGCTCGATGAAATCGTGTTCTCCAAACCAATCGGCGGAAGATGGGTTGACCACGATGTCATCGCCCAGCGCGACCGCCAGACCTTCGACCTCACTCTCAGCGAACTCACGCCGAATTTCTGGAAGCTCCTCCGCGCCGCCAATCCTACCCTTTCCGGAGGCACCGCCAATTACACCCCCGGCGAAACGCTCGTCACTCGCGGCTGGCTGCAGATTCAGCAATACGACAACAACGGCCAGCGCCAGGACACGGTGGAAATTTTCTGCCACCTCGCCATCACCGCGCAGACCATCGGCGACGGCCTGATCCAGGCCCGCCTCACCGGCCGCAAACTCTACTCAACGCTGAACTCGGGCACCTTCGAAAATCTCACCTATTAACCCATGCCCACCAACCCGGCACAAGCCTGGCCCCCCGATACCAATCCGCCCAGCACGGCGCCTCAGCTTCCCTGGACGGAGGACGTCTCCGCGCCGCGCACCTGGCCCGGCCTGCTCAATCATTCGCTCCTAATCATCTCCGATCAGGGCGACGAACTCATGGACCACAACGGAAACGAACTCGCCATCACTGTCTGAATTATGCGCATCCGACCCTCCTCCCTTTTTTCCGCCCCTGGTCTCACCAGCGCGGATAACCTCCTGCTCGATCACTCCTCGAGCGGCTCACGCCGCCTCACCGCCGCCGGACTCCGCCGCGCCTTCGCCGATCGCGCCGCCATGTCCAGCATCCATCGCCGCGCCATGCATGTCATCGGCGGCGGCTATCTCACCCCGGCTGACGGCACCGGATCTCATGGGTCCTCGAATGACACTCAAGCCCTGCTGCTCGGAAATCCGATGCGGGTTCAGCGCCATATGCCCATCGTCACGGGCGCCAAATTCTGGTTCAAGGCCCTCACCAACGTCACCCGCTTCCAGATTGACGTGTGGCGACGCATCAACGGCCACTGGTACATCGTAGGAAGCTCGAATAACCTGCTCTACCAGCTCACCGCGAACTCGCTCAACACCGTCACTTTCGCCCGCCCCATCCTCGGCGTCCGCCGCGGCGATCACATCGGCTGGGGCTTCTCCTGTTCGAGCGCCGTCTTCCCGCTCGTGCCGGCCTCCACCACGAGCTACGCGCTCACCGTCGCGAAAACCGCCACCGCGCCGAGCGATGATATGTGGCTCAGCGGCACCTCGAACGTCCCCGATGCCGCTGTCCCCATTCAACTCCTCGGCCCGCCCCCCGACGCCATCGCGATCGGCGACTCTCTCACCGCTGGCAGCCCGGGCACCCGCAGCCTCATCGAACAGGCCACCGGGAGCTATTTCGATACCTTTACGGAGACCGCCCAATACACCTGGACCGTCGAACAACAACTCGGCATCAGCGTCCAGAACATGGGCATCAGTTCGCAGACGAGCGCCAACATCCGCACCCGCTTCAACGCCGATGTGGTTAATCTCGCCCCGCGCCTCGTTTTCATCTGGTGCGGCACGAACAACATCGCGAACGAATGGCCGAACTTCAACCAGGCCAACTGGCTCTCCGACATGATCGTGATGATTGATGCCGCGCTCAACGCCGGCATCTTTCCTGTGCTGCTCGGCATCGCGCCTCGCCGCGACTGGTGCAACGCGACCTACCGCGAAGCCCACAACCAGCGCCGCGCCGCCAACACCGCCCTCCTCAATCTCATCAACACCACCTACTACGGCCGCGCGCTCTATGTGGACACTGACGCGCTCATCGGGAAAAACGACCCCGGCGGCCCCCCGGGCAACCTCGATGACATCAAGGATGAGTACAATGCCGACAATGTTCATCTGAACTCTGCCGGCTACGCAGCCATCGGCGCCGGAGTCGCCAACGCCATCGCAGCCGAACTCCTCTGATCCCATGCCCGCCCCCACGTCACCGGTCGGCCCCTCGCCCATGCAGACCTTGCTCGGCGGCGAGGAAATCTCCCTGCTGCGCCTCGACGGAGAATCCGAGACCGCCCGCGTCCGCCTCGTGCCAGTGCGAGAATATCCGCGCTACCTCGAACTCCTCATGGATGACGCGGCGCTCGCCGAATTCCTCTGCGAGAAACCGAAAGGCTGGGCCGACAATTTCTCCTGGTCTGAACTCTCGAAAATCCTGCGCCTCGGCGACCAATTGAACCTGGATTTTTTCGGGCAGTGGTTGCAACGGCGCATCAGCCTGCAGCGGCATCTCCTGCCGCCGGAGCTCGTCGCCTTGGCCTCGCCGACGCCGTCGCCGAATGCGCCGCCGACATCGGCCTCTCCCTCGACGAAGCATCACGCATGAGCCTCGCCCAACTCAATCTCCTCGCCGCCGCCGCGCGCCGCCGACAGGCCGCGGCCGATCTGCGGATGCTCCGCGTGGCCGCCGCCGTCGCCGTCGCCGTCTTTGGCCGCGACCGCGCCAGCCGCGAACAACTCCGCGAACTCTGGGACGAACTCCGCGACCAAATCTCCGGCCGCCGCTGAGCCATGCCCGACAACGAACTCAAAATCGTCATCACGGCGGAAACGCAGATCGAGGCCGCGCGCCAGGCCCTCACTTCACTCACGCAACTGCAGCGTCAAGCCCTGCCCGCTCAACAGGGCATCGCTGAGGCCTGGCAGCAGCAAGTGCGCGCTCAGCAGCAGGCCACTCAACTTGCGCGTCAGCAGGCCAATTTCTTCCGCGCCTTCGGCTCCGGCCTCATCAATGCCACGGGAATCGGCGCTATTCGCGAGCGGATTTCTTCGGTTGGTCTCGGCGCGGCGGCCGGAGGCTTCATTGGCGCGGCTGCCGGGGAGATGCTCATCTCCACGGTGCATGGCATGGTCAACGCCTTCGAGGAGGCCATCCAGGCCGGCCTCCGCCTCGCAGACGCCATGGGCGATCTCGCTGAACTGATCGGGACCAATCGTGCAGAGGCCCTCGCGCTTCGCTTCGGAGCGAGCGCCGCAGGCGTCCCGCAGCGCGGAGTCATGCGCGCGCTGTTCTCCCTCGCTAATGTTCGCGGCCGTGCGCTGGGCGGGGATGCCGAAGCCGTCCAACTGCTCACCACCTTTGGCCTTTCCGAAGCCGACATCCAGGGCGATGTTTCCAACCTCACACTCGCCCGCCGAATTGTCCAATCCCTAGGCCGCGCCGGCCCGCGCCCTGAAGATGACCCAGCCCTCCGCAAAATCTTCGGCGAATCGTACCGTCAGCTTTTTGCGGCGATTCTAAAGGCCCCCGGAGCTCTGGGGGAACTCGACGACATCATCAAGCAGGCCGATAGGGTCGGCAGCATCATTGAGTTCAGAAACCTAATGAATGAAATCCGCAAGATGAAATCGGTTAGCCTGTTGACGGAAACCATGCAAAAAAATGCCGAATCCAAAATGCCTAACTTTGGATTTCGTCTTGGAATTGTAATGGATTTGTTTAAATCCTTCTGGGAGGGCGTTATGGAACCCAAATTGAAAACTCTCTCCGATTTAAATGAGGCAATAAAACGTCAAGCGGCCGGCGAAGGATTGGAGCTACCACCCGAGCGCACCGCCGGCACTTACACGCCGCCGCAGCCGCAAAAAAAACGGCGCGAACTCGCCTTCGATTTCAACGCCCCGGAAAGCGCTCTCGCATCGCGCGGCCTATTCCTTAACGCCCAGGATTGGCGCCTCTGGAACACGCAGATCAATACCTCGAAATCTATGCTCGAGGAACTCCGTGAAATCCGCGCCACCCTGAACCGCGGTCTCAAGGTGGAATGGGAGGAATGACATGATCCCCGAGTCCTGGGCCAAAATCCGCGAGCGCCGCCGCTTTTCCACCGCGAACGGATGGGAGACGGTCGAAACCTGGACCGGCCCCGCTGGACCCAATGAAGCCACGGTCAATCAGTGGCTCGCCAATTTCTCCGGCTACACCAGCCTCGAAATTGAGCATTCCTTGCCGACCGACGACGGCAACTCGGTCGTCACCGCGGAGATCGGCTTCGGCATCTCCGGCGCCGACGGACATCGCCTGCCGCCAGAGCATCCCGACTACGGCCTCATCTCGCGAAAGTGGACCAAGCACACCAATCGCGTCCCCATCAGCCTGCTCGCGCATCCTTCCGTCAAGCCGCTCCATGACACTGACGCTGACTGGCCAGAACGCCTCCGTCTGCAGGCGATGGCCTATGCCATCGCGCTCCGCCAATACATGCGCGGCGAGCGCGATGAGAAGCCCGACGCCGATTCATTCCGCACTGCCGCGCGGCCGGATGGTTTTTCGAGCGACCAGTTCAAGGACATCGAAGTCTGGCTCTTTCGCGAATTCGCCGCGGATGAGGATGCTCACTATGAGGCCTCGATTCCGGTGCTCCGCAAGACCGAGGAAGTCATCAGCGCGACGCGCCTGCGCGCCATCCACGAGAACACGAACCGAATCCTCACCTACGATGCGCTGCAGCGCATCGAAACCAGCCTGAGCCTCGCCGTCATCATCAACACCGCCGAACTCTCGGGCTGGTATTGGCTCAAGGCCAGCCCGGAAGTTGAAGAGACCGGCGGCGGCCGCTTCCTCATCGTCCAGGAATACGAGGGCGTCGCCTATCTCGCGCCGAACACCATCATGCGTTACGGCCCGCCAATCACATGAGCGACAAACTCCGCCGCATCAGCCCAAAAAACAGCCTCTCCGCGGTCCTCTCCGCCGCGCAGGACGGCATCCGCCGCGCCGCGCTCCGCCCCGGCGCGCGCATGACCGCCGCGCGCACCACCCTCGGCACAACCCTCGCCGCGAAACGCCGCTCCGCCGCCGAAGACTCCGTCTCCGGCGGCCGCGTCGCGCGCTGGGCATGATTTCTTGATCCACCTCCACCCTCATATCTATGGCGAACGAAATCTCCATCCAATTCAAGCTCCAGGGCTCGAAGAACGGCGTGGTCGTCACGAACAACGGCTCGCCCGCCTCGAAGACCCAGAACATGGAAAGCACGCTCACCGTGCTGCATCACACCACCCAGCACGTGGGCACCACCGTCGAGGACATCCTCCTCGGCGATGTCAGCACCGCGAAGGAATACTGGGTCCTCCTGATCAACCGCGACGCCACGAACTACGTGGACGCCCGCGCCTATAAGGACGCCACGAATTACGCCGACCTTTTCCGAATGCGGCCCGGCGAACCTTTCATGGCGCGTCTCAAGCCGCAGACTTCGGGCTACCCGAAGCTCAGTCTCATCGCGAACACCGCCCCCTGCGATGTCGAGGTGATCGTCATCGAGGCCGGCGACCCGGCGCTCTGATCCGCGCCCGGCTGACCGGGCCGCGCGCGCATGTCCTTTACCCGCGCCATCGAGGTCGCGCCCGGCGAGCCGATCACCAGCCGCCAGCAGCGCTCGCTCGCCCGCGCGCTCAACGACCGCCTCCGCTTCGCCACCGATTTCCCCTGGCGCGTCGCATGGATGCTCTACAACTCCGCGCGCCTGGTGCGGAATCCGGCCGATGGGCTCGGCCTGGTCTTTCCATCCGAGGGAGAGTTCTGGTCTTTCTACTCGCACTTCCCTCTGGCCGAATGGCCAGAAGCCGGGCCAGGAGAGCCTGAAGGCGCGAATCTCGGCGCCGTCCTGCCGCAGTTCATCTTCGGCAACCCGCAGCTCCCCGACGAAGCCGAACGCCTCAGTGCGCTCTTCCCGATGCGCATCGCCGGCCAGCCGCCGCAGTCCGATCGCGATCTCTGGATTCTCGGCGCGCTCCAGCGCGGCGCCATCACCGCCGACGGCTCGGCCCAATACGTCCCGGCCTTCGAGGCCGCGCAGACCGTTTTTCGCTTCGCCTTTCATCCGCTCTTGTGGCACGGCAAATCCTACGGCGGCTGGCAGCCGCAGCCCGAGCAGGATTCCACTACGCCCTGGTGTGGCCCGCCCGGAAATGCCTTCGAAAACTGGCCTAACCGCATCCTTTTCTGGACGGCCCTCAGCGCTGATGTAAGCACCGCCGGACTGCACGGCACCATCTCCACCGTCGGCGGCCGTCCGCGCGTCACCTACGCCGGCTCCTGTCCATGCGGCGCGCCCAACAGCGCGGCCGGCCATGTCATATACGTCGCCGATCTCCCGTTCGCCTGGTACCTCTATATCTGGGACGGCACCTACGACAGCGCCGGAAATTGTCGCGTCTATGTGGACCGCCTCGACAAGTCGGAATGGGTTGAAGGCCCCTACGACGGCGCCCCCGCGCCGCGCCATCGGCCTTACCCTCACCTCCTGCTGAATGTCTGGCAGTACATCGCGGAATTTCGCGGCGCGGACTCACAGCGCACGCCAGACACATTCTCCATCGAAAAGATCGCCGCGGACACGCAGCGACTCTGGATGCGCCAATACCCGCTCGCCCCGGCTTACGGCGTGCGCGTCGGCAATGAACTGCAGGCCGTCTATCCGACCTGCCAATGGGAGCGCGGCTCGAACGGCGCCGAGCAGCCCCTGATCGGCGAGGCCGGCCCTTGGGCGCCGCACCCTGGCTTCGTCATCGCGGGCTTTCTCGCTTCGGCCACCGGCCTCCGCGAGCCGGTAGGCGTCACCTGGTTCGCCGACGGCCGTGCCGTCGCGAGCGTAACCCTTACCCCTGACGATTCCGGCCGCGCGTCGAAGCTCGTCTGGCTGCCAGACGGCATCAAGCCCCGGCGCCTCACTGCGAAGCTCTCCGCCTATCCGGCCTTGGATCGCGGCGGAATCATTCAGGCCGAAGCCGCCGAAATTCAGGAATACCGCGCTCAATCCTGGGACCAATACCTCGTCACCCGCTTCGCCACGGCGAACGGCGCGCGCGACCCTCAAGGCCCAGAATACGACCGCGCGGCGCGGATTGTCCGCGACCTCTACGCGCGCGGCTGCATCTCGGGCGAATACCCGGCCCCCATCGGCGATCAGATCACGGACAGCCCGCTCTACCATGCCTGGCGCCGACTCTCGCGCCTCATCCGCGTCATCGGCCGCCAACAGCTCCTCAGTTACGAACTCGATCACCTCGGCACCGCGCGCCTGCGCTTCCGCCGGCGCCTCCCGGGCTACCCGCTAGACCAGGCCGACCCCTGGGAAGGCATCGCGCCGCCGCCTCATTCGATTGCCAGTGGCGAGCTGATCGAAGGCGAAACCTATCTGGTACGCGGCACAAATGGCGGCGTCCAATACCAGGGCCGCCTCTACGGCCCCGGCCAGACTTTCACCGCCGGCGCCGACGCCGAATGGACCCAGATCGGCGACTGCGCGCCCTGGGTCGAAGACGGCATCCGTCACGCCGCGCTCAAGCGCGGCTGGACCAATGAGTGGGTCATGCTCCTGCAGACTCACGTCTATGATGCCGATGAAGCGAGCCTCTGGAAGCCATCCATCTACGCCGACTTTTTCACCTTCGGCGCCCCCGAGCATTTCAGCAGTCCATCGAGCGGCGCCCTGCGTGAATTCATCAACGCGACCTACTCCTTCGCCATCCCCGAAACCACCGGCGAAACGACCCTTTATCCGCCGAGCATTCAAACGACATTCGTCAATCCTGAAGCCCCATCAGCATATACCTACTCCTCGGGAGCCAACTCCTCCGCGGATACGCGATTTCGACGCAGCCGACAGCTCTACCCCAAGCCCTACGAACTGCGCCGCTGCACCCTCGAATTCGACGCCGCGGGCGAGCAGATCGTGGTGCTCGAACTCACCACGCCGCTCCGCCGCCATGAAAACGCCCCGGCCTCAGTGCCCGCCAATCCGCTCACTTGGTCCTCCGATGACCTGGCCCGCCTGGCCGGCACTCATCCCACATCGCCCGAGGATTACCGAACTGACGACAATGCGATACGCGAATACCTGCGCTACGTCCGCGGCGACGGCGCGCACGCCACGCTGAAGATCGGCGACACCGGCTACGGCGGCTCGCCATACCCGGTCCCGCACGGTAATGTGTTCCCTTGGTTCATCCTGGTAAAGCTGGTGCCGGAAGCCTACGAGGACGCCAACGACCGTCTCGATCCTCACGACACCCGCGTGCTCGCCGAGACCTACACGCACGCCGCGGTGGTGCTCGACGCGATCTGCGAAGGCTTCGTCGCCGGTTCAAGCAGCGCCGAGCGCACTTGCCGTAATCCTAATGACGCAGGGCTCTACGATTACACCAGAGAGACCCTTTTCTTCGAGGCCTTCGCCGACCGCTCCATCGCCCCATTCCCGGAATCCATCCGCCCGGATCGGCCCATCGGATTCGGCCCGCTGCCCAATACCGTCATCTACGCCGACGTCCACAATCGCCTGGCCCGCGCGGTCAACCTTCTCACACGCCTTCGACTCGACATCCCACTTCGCTGGGAATACCGCATTCTCGAATACCAAGGCGCGCGCTCCGTCACCCCGGATAGCCTCAGCGGCTCCTGCGACTCCTCCACCTTCCAGGCCTGGATTGACGCACAGACACCGCCGCCCGCGACGACGCTGATCGCCGACTCCGGCTGGATCGAATCCTTTACGCCGCCATCATTCCTGGCGCTCTACGGCACTGACCTCACCTGCTGCCCGAACACCTCGAATTGGTGCCTGGTCTCCTTCCGCCGCGACACGCAATGGCGCGTTACTATCGCGCCTGGATGGGAGGATGCAGTATCACCACATGTCCGCGATCTCGTGGCCATCGCGCCAATCGGCAGCGTCGCCCAGCGCGTCGAAGAGCGCGTCCGCCATCGGCGCATCGATGAATACCCTCGCACGCAATGCAGCGGAGTGAACACCCCATGGAAATGGAAGCAGGACCGGCTCCTGGACAACGTCGTCACCTGCGAAGCTGTGAAGGCGGGCACGCTCACCGCTCCCATGCCGCCCGCGGGGGACTTCGGCGCCTTCAAGCCCCTGCCCAGCTCCGACCCCTGCTTTTTCTCCTCAGAACACAGCATCGTACTCGCCCTGCTCGCCTTTCCTGGGGCCTACGTCGAGGTGCCGCTGGCTGACCTTACAGAATGACCTTCCGCTTTCCAGCGCTGCCAGCCCAGCCGCGGCCCCTCGGCGGCCCCGCCGCGACGCCCGCGCCGCAATTCGGCCGTGCCCACGCCGAAGCCCCGCGATCTTCCAGAGGATGGGCCACTCTGGCTCCGCATCGCCCTAGCCTAGAAGCCTGCACTAGCTGTCCTCATCTCCACCTCGACATGTGCCGCGTGGCCCTCGAATGGTGCCTCCTCAGCCCCTGTTCCGCCCGCCTCGAGCGCCTCCCGCGCTGCCCGTTCGCTTCACCCTTTTCGCGCTCGCCAATCCCTCCTCATCGCTACCCTTCCCACGCATCGCCACTACCCTTCCCGCGGTCACCCCTGACAGTTCGCAAGCTGCTCGAGCAGCCCGGCCTGGACGCCGTGGCCATCGAGAGCCCGCCATTCTTCCACCCCATGCAGGCGGCCGACGCCGTGGCCGCGGGCAAGCACGTGTACCTGG